GCCGTTTTCGCCCCAGTTCACCATACAGCCGGCCGCGGTACGCCAGGTTTCGATCCACGAACTGACATCGGCCCTGCTGTCCATAAGCATTCCGCAAATACGCCTGCGGCCGTCCCTGCAAGTCCACACAGCAGAGCCGTCGTTTGTGGTGTTCCCGATCGTGGTATTCCATGCTGGCTCGGTACTGCCTGTGGTCCCGGCAGTGGTGCATTCATACGACCTGTTGAGCGTATTGCCTGTTGTCGGCACGACAAAATCACCTAATGACTTGGCCGTGTTTTGCGTCCATGTGTCCCCCACGGCTTCGTCGCAGGCATCGGCGGCTGTCTTGACCGTGTCGTCGTCAACATCAAAGTTCGGGCCGTACACTGACGATTTCAGCCAGTCACGGAAACAGAGCGCCGGGTTGTCGCTGTACGCTGTTGAGGAGTCCCTGGGATCGTAAATGTTCTTGTTCCCTTTCCACTCGACAGTGAAACAGGGGAAGCCCTTCACGGCCCCCGCAGGGATTCTGGCGACTATGTACGCAATGCCGATATCCGTGCCGCCGATATTCAGGACCAGGTCGTCATTGTATCCGCTGATCGCAGATTGCAGGGTGGGGTCGGCAGTCTGAGATGTAGTCCCAGTGTATTCCGTAATCGTGACAGTGCCGGGGACGTCATCGCCATTGCACCTGATCTTCGTGATTTCTTCGATTTCCCCGAATGCAAACCAGCCGCCTATGACCGTATCAGTACCGATGTTGCCGATCGCGAATATTTTTATTCCGGCCTGGCAGGGACCGTATGACGGCGGGAAATATGCATTTGCCGCGGAGGTTATCTGGGCCTTGTGCTCCTGGGATGTGGCGGTCTTGTTTATGCTGCGGCGGGAGGCCTTTGGCTTTTTGGACGTTATGCGGGCCGCGGGCAGGGAGCTTGCCCGCTTAGCCAATATCTCAGCCATCTTTGCTCTAAGCTGTTCCGCCAGGCGTGACGCAGGACTCGTAATCATTTATGTATCCTGCTCTGATAACAGCACAACGACATCCCAGTAGCCGTTGCCTCTAGGTGTGTAGTCCGGGGCGGCGGTAAAAACGCAGTTGTATTCCTGGCCGTCCGCGGCCCATGTCAGCGTAACCGCGAGGCCCTTGTTGGTGGCATAAAACGTATCGAGGGTGCTTTTATCTGTCGCGTCCACCTGATGCACGAGCTTAAAATCTTTCCGGTCACCGGAGTACAGAATCTGCGTCCTGATATCGCCGTTTGATGCACGGTCCGGTCTGATCCCGCTCTGCGGCGTTGACTTAGATCCGACCCGCTGTTCAATGCTCGGATAACTAGCCACTGGGCTGGACCTCCAGGGTATAATTTTCTCCGTTCAGGGAGATGGTCATGCCGTCAGGCGGGAGATGGTTAAACCCGATCTCCTTTGTGCATCTGGTCCGTGGGCTGTACATACACGCAGTCGGCGCCAGCTCCAGGCCCACATGCACCCAGCGAACACCCGGCCTTGCCTGGCCGCCTACGCCGTCAAACAGCAGTTCGGCATCGGCACTGTCATAAGGAGAATCTCCATAGAGCTGATAGATGGTGATGGGGACGTCCGCAATCCCGTCGGTCAAAACTTTGCCGCCAAAGACATAGTCCGTGTTCTGGATCTGGAGCGTGCCTGTATTTTTATCCGGCGCAACGGTCACTAAGAGATCCTGTGCGGTCCAGGTCTGGCTGTTCCATGTCAGCGTAGGGCCGGATGAATAGCGCAAGGGTGTGCCGTAGCCAATATAAACCAGCCAGATAGGTTTCGAGCCGGCCTTCTTGGCTATCTCTGTTTCTGTGCGTGCCGAGAGAGTACGAGGCATCTTCTATCCAACGTCGCTGGAGTCAAGATTGACGGTCACTGTAACAGGTGTGCCTGCCGCACTGATCTGTGCATTAGCAGCGGCCACCTGCCCGTCTGCCGCCGCATCCTGTTTATCCGCTGCTGTTATCTGTTTGTCTGTGGCTATCTTGAAATCAAGGACAGCATTTTTGATCTCGGTAACTGCTTCAGCAAGCAACGGCCTTAATTCTTCTATCAAGCCCTTGTTGGCGTTATCCATCGCTTTGCCGATTGCTTCGAGCTGTGCCACACCCTTATCTTCTACGCCTTCCAAAAAACTTGTGAATTGGCCGACATACAGTTTTTGCTGATCCTCTGACAATAATCCCCATGCCAGCCCGGAATAATGCAAGATGTCATCCATCGTCTGCTTGATCGCAGCCGGATCTGTCAGGGTCGGCAGTAAAGTCTCCAGTTCAGAGGCCTGCTGGATGGCATAGTCATATTTTTGCTGATCCGACATGGTATCAAGCTTCATTTGTTCAATCGTGTCGGTATACGATTGATGTATGCTGTCTATGGCATTCTTGAGCTCCGCGGCCAGGTCATAGGACATGCCGCTCAGCACACCCAGGGCATCCGACAGCTCAATGGCGCTTGCTGTGGTACCGTCGTAAGAGCTGGTCAAATCCTGCACATGCTGATACTGCGCAAGCCACTGGTCCGTACTGCTCATGCTCTGCGGGGCCATAGCCTGCCAGCCAGCGCTGGTGCCAGCGTAACTTATCGCTCCGGCAAACGCCTGGTTAAGCCAGTCCTGGATTGCCAGGTTGTAAGCCTCCTGGAGGTCGGTGTATTTTTCGAGATCAACGCCCAGGGCCTGCAACGTGAGAGCCAGATCCTGGAATTCGCTGTTGATTGAATCCAGTTCCATGACAGCGGATTGAACATTCCCGCTGTAATCATGCAGGGCGATACGCTGAGCCAGGTCGTCCATTACTGCCCCGATCTGGTTAAAGTAGTTGATTATCTCATTTACCGATTCTCCGGCCTCCTGCATCTGCTCGATAGCCGCATTAAATGACTCCTCGTCAACCACCTTCGACCAGTCCACCTGCAAGTCTTCCAGACTGTCATGGAGCGACGTCCTGATATGAGTCTGCATGGAATCAGTGAAATAACCCCAGATTGAAGACTCGGAAATGGAATCGTCCAGGGCCTGGGCAAGTAACTGTTGCCCCTCCTGGACAATAGGACCTATTAAGTTCTCGCCCAGACGACGGAGGTCTCTATAAATCCACTCCTGAACCTCGCCCTCGTCTTGAGCGTCGATCCCCCATATCATAGAGGGGGAAGTTGTAGCAAGCTCAGTCATTCTCTGAGTAAATAAAGTCTTATAATCCCCACCAAAGGTCCCAAGGAGGCCCTTGAACATGGAATCTATGGAGTTTACCCAATCAACGCTTTGAGAAACCAGGTCTGTGACAGATTCTTCAAACTGTTGGTAATTCCGTTTCCTTCTGAGTACCTCTTCTTCAGGTGCTCCCCAGCCGCCTTCCGAAGAATAACTGCCGTACGTCACCTGCTCGTAGAAGCCGGATCGCTTCTTGCCGTCGCCGCCGAAGAGACCGCTTAAAAAACTTCCGCCTATACCTCCTAAAATGCCGCCAAGGACCGTACCGATCCCCGGGAATATCGCAGTGCCCAGAGCCGCACCCGCAGCAGCGCCTCCGCCGGACATGGCAGCGGCTCCCCAGTCGCCTGTTGTAAGACCAGTCAAAAGAAACGTGCCCAGCCCGGCTGTCAGACCGCCGGAAAGCCCCAGGTGATTGGCAAAGAAACTGTTCATGCCGCCCATAAAGCTGGCTCCCGATGAGAAACCTATATCAGAAAAGAACGAACCGACTGAAGCAGTGAGATTGGTCGGGAATATCTGCATCCAGGTGCCCACATTGCCCAATCCCTGCATGGCCGATGTCCCCAAGGAAGCGAGAGAACCGCCGAAATTAAAACCGCCACCAGAGCCAGTCATGCCTGCCGTCTGAAGAGCCGGGGCCACGGCGTTGCCGCCTGCCTCTGCAAGCATCGACCCGCCGAACATATTGGCAAACGAAAACCCCTTGGACTGATCGCCCCAGATCCAGTACGAGGCAATCTGAGCGGCCACGCTCTTGGCCAGGTCTTTAAGGGAATCGAGGCTGAACTCCCAGTCTTTCAGCCAGTCAGCAGTCAGGTCCTGCAACCGCTCGAACATATGGTCCCAGATGCGGCTGATCTCGCCGGTGGTGGTCTCGGTCTGGACTGCCAGATCGTCCATAGAAAACGACATGGCCTGCACTGCGTTTCCCATAGCCGTCTCCAGTTCCGTGGCTGCTTTGCTCTCCTGCCGGATGCCCTCGGTCACTGTACTGGTCGCTTTTTCTCCTGCCTCGGCATGGGCCTTCATGGCCTTGACGTTATCTTCAAAGGCGGTCTTTACTTCTCTGGTTTTCTCGTCAAGGGCTACGATGGCCTGTACTGCATCCCCAATGCCCTTCACGCCATCGGTGGCTATGTCATTTATCAGGATATCCGCCGCCGCATCCGTCGTGTCCGCCCACTCCTGCATCGCCTCTGCGGCCTCTCTGGTCTTTTCAGCCGCCTCGTCAAATCCAAGCTTATCCTGGACCCATCCCAGCTTGTCCAGCATGCCGGCCAGCTTGTCTCCCAGCCAGGACATGGATTTCCAGATTGCCGCCTGTACCGAGTCAAAGGCAGTCTTTAATCCTTCCCAGATCAGCTTCCACCCCAGGAATGCCTTCCCCAGCCATACGGCCCCCTGAGCCACAGCGCCCATAGCCTTGACCGCGTATTCGCTCCAGTCTACGATGGAGCCGTCTTCACGCCACTGCTTGATCAGGTCCAGGGTGGTCTTGAGCGCGGCCTTGAGCACCACGAATGAATCGCCTGCGTTCATCATGTCATACTTGAACAACTCATACTGGAGCTTGATCTGATTCCAGAGTCCGCTCATGGTGCCTGCGAACGCCTCTGCCGCTCCGGCGTGTTCCTTCTTCCAGCCCTCGAACAGGGCGTTCAGGCCGGTAGTGGCATCCAGGGCGCCGTCGGATATGAGCTTGGACAGGTCCATCATGGTCATGTCCATCTCGCGGGCCATGACCTTCAGGGCATCCGGAACCGCCTCACCCAACTGCTGGCGCATCTCTTCCATTGACACCACGCCCTTGCCCGCCATCTGCTGTATTGCAACGGCAGCCCGCTGCAACTCCTGATCAGTGCCACCGAAGGCGGCCACCGCGTCAACCAGGGCCTGCATTGATCCTGCTGTCGGATCAAGCCCGGCTGTGCGCAGTTTTACAAATGTGTCGGAAAGGGAACTGAGCTGATACGGAGCGGATCCGGCAAAGTCCATCAGCCAGGTCATTGATTCCCGGGCCTTCTGTGCAGAACCTTCAAGGCCCTCAAGCATCACCGTGGTGCGTTCCATCGCCGCCGCGGTCTCGATAAAGCCCCGCGCTATGGCCCCGCCGCCTATCAGTGCGGCAAGACCGGCCATAGAGGCATATAATTTAGAAACGCTCCCAGAAAAGGAATTTGAACTTACCGTGGCCTGGTGGAATGATTTTTTTGTGCGGCTGCCTGTCCGCTCGGCTGTATTGCCCAGCTCGCCCAGGTCTCTCCTGGCCTGGTCGATGCCTCGACCGGCCTGATTATCCGCGCTGATTGTTATTTGGGCTTTGTTGTTCATAAAAAAGCCATTAGCCGTTAGCTGTTAGCTGTTAGCTAAAAACAAAAACCTCTGTTCAATTTTTAAGGCCCTTAGCTAATTGCTAATAGCTAAAAGCTGAATTTCCCTGCCTCTGCCAGTTCCGCGTATTCCCCCATCCCCAGCCATTCGTCCATGCTCAGGTCGTCAGGCTGGAAAGGATATCCAGCCCTGCGCAGGCAGTACAGCCACCGGATATGCAGGAACCACAGGCTGGGCGGCGGTATGTTCTTCGGGTTGCGCTCGCATCGTTTGCACTGTTCCGCTAAAAACTGGCCGCATTCTGAGGCGCACTTTTTGCGCTGCGCCTCGTTGCAGACCGTGCTGAGCCGTTTATATTCCCTTGTCAGGGATACGTAGGGTCCGATCCCTCCGGGTCCTGGGCCTCGTCTTCGTCCTCATCGTCGTTATCCTCGGACTCGGCGCTGGTGTTGTCCAGCATGAGACGGGCCAGGGCCTCCAGGATCTGCGGGCACTCCTGCTCGATGACGTCTTTCCATCGGCCGGCAGGGTCCTGATCGATGGGCTCGCCCTTGAGGACCAGATCTCCGGGCCGGAACCCGTCAATCAGTTCTTTGCCGAACGCCACACGGGTCTTGTAGAGCCGTTTGATACGCAGGCCCTTTTTGCCGATTATCGTCGAGTTGTAGCGCTGGACCTGGAAGACCGTGGGCTTCTTCGTATAGACTTCAATTTCCTGGCCCCAGATGGTAATGGTGATGACGTTTTTTTCGGGTCTTAATTCAAGCGGCATAAATTTCTCCTTGGACATTGGAAATTGGAAATTCGGGAAACCCCAAAAGCCCAATTTCTAATTTCGAATTTCTAATTTCTAATAAAAAAACAGCCAGAACTCATCGTCCCCTTCGTCTCCGCCCTTGGCAGTAAACGGCAGGGAGTACACCACCAGGCCGTCGCGGTCTGCATACGATGCCTCCTCATACAGGGCACGCGGTATGTACGGGTGTATCTGATTGCCGGCCGTGTCGCCGATATCGCAGTATATCTTTTGTTCTGTGGCGTTTTCCCATGCGGTCCACGGGTTGAAATCTGACAGGTCTACGGCCTCCGGGTCCACTGAACCCGTAGGATTACGGTCGGTTATCTCCAGCCCAACCAGGCCGGTCGCGGCATTGATATCCCGGCGCAGGTTTACGGTATTGCCCAGCCTCAGAGACAGAGCATTCACCGCAGTCAGGTCCATATCTATGCTTGCGATCTGCAGGCCTGCGTTAATCACCACAGGCGGTGTGATATCCGCCCCAGGGTAAGTGGGCGAAGGCAGGGACTGATCAGTTGGGGCATTGTATATCCCTGTGATCTCGAACTTTGCCACGCCGTATTTGCCCACTGAGTAATCAAAGTCCACCGTGCCTCGGCACCCGGTCAGGATGTGCCGGTGGCCGTCGCGGTGGAAGTGGATGGTGGCAGACTCCATAGAGGTGCGGGTACTGGTCGGCCGGTAGCAAAGCGCGTCTGACGGGGTGCCGTCAGCAGCCGCAGTGGTCCCCGATGTCTCTCCCGCGAGGGCGTCGCCGTCTGTCGGATCGTTTTCCACGTCACGGAGAAACAGCGTTCCGGTGTCGTCTCCATTGTCGATGTACTGAGCCACGTAGCCAACGGTCTCGCCGAGCTGGGTTGTGTTGGTGACTTCTTCGCCCACTGAGAATGTGGCTACTGCGACGGTGTCCACTGGCATGACCAGGCCAGCGCTCTGAACCATCCCACAGCACTGGAGCAGTACGTCCATTTCGGGGTTCTGTATTACCCCCGTATCCAGGCCGCCGCCCTTCATCTCCACTTCAAAGCTGATCTTTGTCTGCTTGACGCCGATCACGTGGCCCTGCGGGGAATAGGTCTGGCTGATAATGTCCCTGACCAGCTTTTCCCCGGTGGGGCTGATCGTGACGCCTTTGTTGAGCAGTATGCCGGTGTAGCCTGACCCAGGGTCCACACCGTATGTGACTTCTTTGATGGCCAGAAGCACGGCCTTATTTGTAAGTAAACTCATGGTGGTATCTCCTTATTGGACATTGGAAATTGGAAACTGGAAATTCGGGAAACCCCAAATCCCAATTTCTAATTTCTAATTTCTAATTTCTCCTTGGACATTGGAAATTGGAAACTGGAAATTCGGGAAAACCCAAATCCCAATTTCTAATTTCTAATTTCTAATTTCTCCTTGGACATTGGAAATTGGAAACTGGAAATTCGGGAAACCCCAAATCCCAATTTCTAATTTCTAATTTCCAGCATCTCTTATTCTCTCCGCCGGTGATATATTTCTACGGCAATCACTGAAAAACACGCCGGCGCAAACTTGCCCTCGTCATTGACCGAGTCTTCGATCATGGTGTTGATTGCAGTTCCGCCGCGGGTAACATCCGCCAGCAGGGCATTTTCAATGAGTTCAATGAATCTGATCTGCTCCTTCAGGATCAGGTCCCGGTCAGGCTGGTTGAATCCGCAGTAGAGCATTACCGTGTGGTCTGCGTCCCTGATCTCGTGCCTGTTTTTGTTGCGCGTACGCGGGCGCGTGACCAGCACGACAGGGAGTTCGTCCAGCCCTATTTCCACCCGCTTCCGCCAGGCAGCCTTTGCGCTGAGTGGACGTGACCACTTGTCCGCGCAGAACGCCTGGAGGGCCGTGTCGTCCTCCAGAGTGGTAGTTATATTGTCAATGACGTCGGTAAAACTGCCCATAGTTGGTTTATTGGGGTATCAGTGTTCAGACTCAACCCTTCTTTATCTTCTCCAGCTTTATTTTTATCCTGCCCCACACATAGAGGCCCCAGCCGGCCAGGGCGGTCAGACTACCGATAGCCTGCTCTATGACCTTGATGCCGGCCTCCTGGTCGTCAGGGGTAAGCACCCCGAATGCGACCAGGCAGCCCAGTAAACTGGACGCAAGAGGCACTATGGCCTCTGTGGTCTTGTATCCCGGTTTATTTGTATCTAATTCAGCCATGATTCATGTCTCCTTATATGTCTGCGATCTCACGCATGAGATCGGATGTCCGGCCTACCCAGCCGGACACGAATTGGGGGTATTTTTTTCCCAGGCACAGGTAGTGGAACAGCCTCTGATGAAGGAAGGTCAGACACAGCCTGGCCGGGTCACATTCATGCACGGCGGCCAGTGTCCTGGGGCCGATGATCCCGTCCAGCTTGACCGGACAGTCAAGCGCCCTGGCCGAGGTCTGGAGCCATTTGGATGCACGGTCCCGACCGCAGTTAACGGCGGAATCGAACACCGCCAGCGCTACGGGCGGGGTCATCTCGTCACATGACAGCCGTTGCCAGTAATCGCGCACATATATACGGTGGGCATCCTCCACGGTCAGTTTCTTGATATCCAGATCGGGGTATGCCTTTTTTGAAATTCCGTACTTAGTCTCTCCGCCGGGGTCTGACGGGTCATTTGCATAGCCGCCTTCGTGCCGGAGCACAAAGAGTATGGCCCTGGACATCACCGGCAGATTGCTGAGAAACGGTGTCATTTTGTCAGCCCTTTGAGCTGATCCGCCTTGATGCCTGAGGCCATGGCCACGGCAAGGAGAATCCCTTTTATGGTCTGCAACTCCACCTGGATCTTTTTCTGGTGCAGTTCGCAATCGGCACGGCTTACGTTGTCAGCGCCTATTGTCCGGCCCATAAAAAACCGGACCGCATATTTTGATATTTCCCAGAACAGCAGGGCTATAATGAGCTGTATCGCCGGTATTAAATTGATCGGGTCACCCATTTAAAGTTCCTTTGCTATCTCTTCGTTCAGAATTTTTTCTATCCGCGCACCCTGGTTAAAGGCAGTGAAGCCGTCTGTAAGATAGGGGCGCTTCCCGTATTTCTTCGACGATCCGAGGCCTCCGTGTATCACTTCTGAATATGCCGCGGAGTCATAGACTATGGCTTCCAGATTGCCGGCAGTGAAGGTCTCTCCGCCAGCACTCTTTGTCGCCCCCGGGCTGACCCAGTCCAGCATACGGCGCAGGTGCCCGGTGCGGACAGGAACCGGATATCCGCCGGTCGGATCTGCCGGCCCGGAAAGGTAATCATAGGCCTCGCGGTGGATGCCCATGGCTATGCGGCGCAGCGCCCGCTTTGCCGCCGAATCAAGGCGGCGGGGCAGACTGCCCAGCTCTTGGATTACGGCCTTGTGGCCCTTGAGTTCAACATGGGCAGTAATCAATTTCGTCTCCACTCAGGTCGCTGTCGTCTGCAAAATGAGTCGAGGTGGTGACCCCGGTGGCGAAATCGCCGGTATCCGTGGTGACCCCTGACGCCAGCTTGCCGATAAGGGCTTCCGCCTGGGCCTCCCAGCGCTTCATCTGGGCAGTCTCGACCCTTGCTGTGCGCTCGTCTCCGCTTGCCAGAACGCTTTCAGCGATGACGGTAATCCGCCGGGACATCATCTCGGCGGCTACCAGGCAGAGTTCCGCCCGTTTGACATACGTGGATTCGGGCGTGGTCGCGGCGTCGTATATAGAAGACCCCAGGCGACCTTCAAGCATGGCCGCCTGCTCGGTAATAACCGAGGAAATCACTGCGGCCAGTTCCGTATCATTTGCAAGGCGGAACATGGAGGGGGTGAAACCCAGATCGATTATTTCCTGCGCTGTGACCTTCGGCATTTCTAGTTCCCCGTTCAGGGTTCAGGGATTGTTGACAACCCTTGATATTTGAAATTAGAAACTGGAAATTCGGGAAAACCCAAATCCCAATTTCTAATTTCTAATTTCTAATTTCCAATTTCCAACAACTAACTCAGCGCACAGCGGCGGTGCTGCTTGGTCTCGGCTATGGCGCCGTTATAAGCGCCGGTCCAGATATGGTCCGCCCCCAGCTTCAGCTCGTTGCGCTGCGCCGGTCTGGCGGTGAGATCCTGCCATTCCCCGCGCTTGTTCTTGTAGCCGGGGAGCGACACGTAATAGCTGGTGTTGGCGATCTTGGTGGTGTTGATCACTCCTGCTATGTGCCACACGATCTGGGTTATATTGGTGTTCGGATTCACGAAGTTTGCCGCCAGGGCCTTGAATATCCTGGCCTTGAGGCTCGGGTGACAGGTGATCCAGAACGTGGGGTTGTCGTCGATCGGATATCCGGCGGCAGCCAGGTCGGTCTGGATCTGCACGCAGGCATTGTTGATCGTGGTCGAGTCATCAGTGGAAAAGGACTGGTTGATGCCAGCGCCCAGCGCGGTGAGCAGACCATAGAACAGCGTGGCCTTGGTATCCCACCACCTGCGGACCGTGTCGGCTGTGAGTTCGTCGATCTTGTAATACTGGTTGAACCTGAGCCAGTCGTCCAGGATGGGAAAGCCGCCGATAAAACGAAGCATGCTGACCGCGGTCTTTGCCCCTGTGGGCAGAGCGGAAAGCTTTGCCTCTTCTCCTGGCAGGCGCTGGTAAAAGGTGACGCCGCCGGTGACATCCAGAATATCAAAGCTCTCGCTGGCGGATGCCCTCATGTCCACCTCGTCGAACAGGATTTCATAGCCCCTGTCCGGTGTCTTGACCGTGTCGGACATGACCATGGTGACAGGTACCGCACTGACCAGGTTGGGATCAGGTCCGGTCATCTTCGCGCCGGCCACGGGCAGCGGGTCATCCGCTACCTTGACCATAAAACGGCTGATCGCCTCTGCGATTTTGGCCTTGCGTTCCTCAAGAGGGACTTTGTCGATTGCTTCCCAGTTTATTATTTTTCGTCCATATAGTTTCATGATAATTTTTCCTCCGGGGAAATTAGCTCTTAGCTCTTAGCTGTTAGCTAAAGGCTAATGGCTAACGGCTAATAGCTTGTTTAATTTTCGTGCAACATGATCTCCAGTGTGGTGTCGGCGCTCTCGGCGTCCTCGACACAGTTGCCGCACCTGGTATAATCGGCCGCTATTTCGATGGTGAAGCTGTCGCCCACATCGAAGTCTTCAGTGCCGTCGGCTATCGTGCAGGCTATGAACCCGTTGTCATACGCCACTCCGACAGTCAGCGGTTCCATCAGGCCGGTTTTGGACCCCTTGACGGAAAATGTGCCTGCATCGAGGGCTTCCGCTGTACAGGTAAAGGTCCAGGTCTCGGCGATCGCGTTTGCTCCCGCCGTTTCTCCGGAGACTTCTCCGTTGCCGATATTACTGCCCGCTACGGCTGTACCTGCGGTATAGCTCTGGGCGTTCTTCCCGTATTCATTGTCAGGATCCCAGAACACGGGTTCTCCGGCGGCAATAGCGCCGGTAGTTTTAGGTACCTGTATCCGCCCCCGGTAAACATAGATCGCTTCCTCGTCGGCATCTGCCGCGCTTATGGCGACCAGAACGTTTCCGTTCGCAACTATTATCTCCCCCACTTCCACTGCTGCGGTGTGGGCATATTTCAATGTCCTGGCATTGGCCAGGGAATCTCTTATAATTGCAGACATTTCATTTCTCCTTTATAAATTCTCCGTTCAGGGTTCAGGGGTTGTTGATAACCCTTGATATTTGAAATTGGAAACTGGAAATTAGGAAAACCAAAAACCCAATTTCTAATTTCGAATTTCTAATTTCTATCTGTTTTCCTCGGGAATCAGGGGGTTATCCACCGCCTTGTCCCTTTTGCCGTTGCCCCTGTCGCCGGGCAGTCTGCCCTCGGAAGGGAACTTCTCAGCAGCACGGGCCTCCATGTGTTTGATCTCCGCTTTAAGGAACGCCGGGTCAAAGGCCTGCGCAAACTTCGTGCAGGTCTCCTGCTCTTCAGGCGTTGTTCCGACTTCTCCCAGAAGGGCCTTGAGCCGGGTATATTCCTCTACCAGGCCTTTGCGGTATGCCCTGCCTTCCTCGGCCAGGTCCTTGAGAGAGGCAAGCTGTGTCTTGAGGTCTTCGATCTCGGTGTCCTTTGCCTTAAACGCCTCCCTGACTTCCTTGATAACGGTCTGTTCGTCGGTGTTTTCGTCAAAGGATTTGGACAGTAACTGCCCTAAAACAAATAATAGAGTCTTCATATGGTGATCTCCTTTTGGTTGATCTGTAGTTTTTTTATCGTGGCGAAGCGCTTTCTGTACGGTGGCGCCCGGCTGTGCTCCCAGCCAGACTATAGAGCCCTCCTGGGCCTCGCCCGGCGGTGCGTATTCGTAATAAAGCACCCGGTCGAATTCATCCTTCACCGCTTTCAGGTCGGAAGCCCCGAAGCCTATGGACACGTGGCGGTAGATTCCGGCGTCCATGTTGCGGGTGAAGTCCTCCTGCCCCGTTGCCAGCATGTACATCCATGCCCGCAGAAAGTGTATGCGGTCCTGCCCTTCCGGGAGTAAAGGATTTTCGCCGGTGAGTGTCTTGAATTCTTCGGGGGAAAGATCCTTGATCTCCGCGTCGAAGAACAGCCCCAGGGGCAGGTAGTCGCGGTGCTGGTGGCTGAACATAAAGCTCTTGCCGGGCAGGGTATCTGCGAAGTCTTGCAGGAGTTCTTTGGGAAAGCGCTCTTTGTCCCGGTCGATTGCGTCGTGCGCCAGGATAAACCGCCTGACGTAAAGGTCTTCGGCGGTCAGCTCCTTGAGCGACCACCTATTGATCCTCGCCAGGATCTCCGGAGTTATTTCAATGCCTCGCGCGGATCCTGACGACTTAACGGAAAAAGATTTGTTGTAAATCTTCATGGTCTATATTCTCTTCTGCTGCTTTCGCATTCTGGCAATCACGGTCTCGCAGGTTATCGCGGCTTTTTTCGTGCCCTCGATCTTGAACCCTGCGAATTCTTTCTTGTCAGGATCGCTGGTCTTCTCTGTGATGGTTTTAGTCTCGCCCTGCTTTGATGCCATGATTTTCCTCCGTTATCAGGTGACCAATTCTCTGTTTGACTATTTAACTATTCAACCATTTGACTGATATCAGCTTTATGAGCTGCTGCGCTCAGGGCCACTGCCAGGCCTTCTCTGATGCATGCCCCGGCCAGTTCGGCGAAAATATTCAGGGCTTCCTGTCTGTCGATATGCCCGTCGGCCCTTGCCTGCTGTACGGTCTCGCGGATGTCGCCCAGGGCCTTTACCAGGGCTCCGATACCTAAAATGGTGTTATTTCTGCCTTCCTGGCTCATACGTGCGCTCCTCTATTTTTGCTTCTCCCCTGCGTAACACTAAAAGGCAACATGATCAGGCAGATGATGAAACTATTTTCACTGACTGCGGTTCTCTTCATTCGGTCTCACTCTTCGCGGGTCTGAGGCTGCACCTGCACCGGGGGTGTGTGTCTCTTCCGGGGAGCGGTGCCTTGTCGATATCGTATACGCCGGCCAGGCTTGCGCACAAAGGGCAGGCGTCCGGTGCCGGCCTGAACTCCACCCGGCGGACATCCCAGGCCTTCCATTCGTCCAGTTTGGCCTGCTCGGCAGCCATTGTCAGTTCAGTGCGCGCCAGGCGCTCCCATGAGCTGTTCTGGTCTCCAAACAGTTTTTTGAGACGGGCGGCCACGGTCAGGGGGTTCGACCCGGCAATCACATGTGCCTCCATCTCCGGCAGTATCCTGTTTATTATGGCCCTGGTGGCGTTGTCTTTGACCAGGGAAAACCCGGAGGCCGTGAGCTGTTCGTATATTTCCCGGTTTTTGATGATATTCAGTATGGGCTGCTCAGCGCCGATCATGTGGGCGGCCTGGATCAGTCCCAGGGAATACGCCTGGCCGTAATACCAGTTCAGCGGAGAATCATCGCTGTGAGGATCGTAAATGCCGATAAAGTCCTTCATGGCAGTCATGACCTGGGCACGCTGTTCCGTGGTAAAGGTAAACTGCTCCAGATCGGGGATATCGTCAGGCCCTTTTTTTATCTTTGGGCTGTGGGACAGTCCGGCGATAAAGAACACCCTGACTTCGGTCTCCGCCCAGTCTGTTTTAAGGCGGTCCTCAAACTCTGTTTCCGCCTGGTCCAGCTCCGGCCAGGGAAAAGGGCGTTGTTCCTTGGTAATAAGGTTCAGGGTTCCGGGTTCAGAGTTCCGGGTTAAAACCTTTGAACCCTTGAACCTCTCAACCTCTGAACCTTTTAACCCTTGACCCTTCAACCCTTTACCAATCGCCAGGTCGCGGATGTCGATCGTGATTCCGGCGGCTTCGGCGTTCTGCAGGTAGTACATGTCGGCCTGGGCGTTCAGGAACCTGGCCTGTGCCTGTGACACGACGTCGTGCAGGTTGACCTGTTTCCAGGCCAGCCTCCAGTCGCCTGGCTTCCATTTTCTTCCCCGCAGGAGCAGCAGGGTTCGGACCAGGTTGTAAAAGTTGGGCATCTTTGCGGCCTGGCGCGTAGCGCTGTCTGCCAGTACCATCTCCGCCTCGAAGTTGGCCAGGCGTTCTGTGGTGCTCCAGTGCATTCCCAGCATCCAGGCGGGCAGTCCCGTCTTGGCCACTATCTGCTCAAGCACGTGGCGGGCCGGGACCTCCAGCTCCAGGACCTGGTTGTCAGCACCGATCACCTTGATGGAGATATCGCTGTTGGTGTCAATGGCCCGAATAAAATCCGCGGATTTGCCCTGGCGTTTGTCCCTGATGGCGGTGTTGAATTCCGTCTCGATAACCTGGCGGCGGGCCACGAGGTCAACGCCGTCCCGCTTGCTGGTCTTGTAGATTATTTCAAAACTGGGATCCCCGAACCTCTCCCACACGTTAAGCAGGCTGTTATGCATGGTCACCAGGACCTTGCTCACAAACTCGCACGAACGCAGGAGGGGCGTGCCGTAAGGGTTCTGATTCTCGTTATCGATGGAAAAATAGATCAGGTTGTCAGGGGAATCCAGGAGGCGCCAGTCAAGGTCACCATCGGCCTTCTGATATATGTCCAGGCCGGATTCCGTACGCTTGAACTTTATGTATTTGGAATCCGCGGTCCGCAGGCCCACTATGTCCCGGCGCTTTTTATCGGTGACAAATTCCCCCATGCCGAAGCCCTGTTCAAAGGCCTCGTTGGTAAAGGACTGGTGAAAGGCCTGTAGGCCTGTCTGGACGTCGTTGACCGGCACGTTGTAGATCCAGTCCTTGATCTCGTCCACCAGTCGGTCATTGTCGCCTTTGACCACAACCAGGCCGTCCAGCGAGACCAGCCGGCGGATCGCGGCGTCCACCACGGGGATGGCTTCGCGCAGCAGTTCGTAGAACTCGGCCTCGACCTTGCGGGCGATAAAACTGCGGTTGAAATACGTGGTGTAAGGCCCCTGGCCGTCATTGGGCCTGAGCTGAAATCCTCCCCCGGATGATTTCTGCCCTGGGCGGCGCCACAGTCTGATGCGGTCAAGTAAATTCATGTATCCTCTTTCCTTTGAACCCTTGAACCTTTAAATCTTTGAACCTTCAATTTTGACCCTTTTCCTGTACCGTGCCCAGGCTATCCAGCCGAATGCCCGTACATAAGTGTAAGCCA